ATCGGGCTGACCCCGTGCCTGCGGACTACGAACTGCCCGAGCGGATGCCGTCGTTCCTGACCGACTTCAAGCGGGAGAACTTTGGTATCCTCAGGGGCGTGCTGGTCTGCATCGACTACGCGATGCCGATCCCGTCCTACAACAGCCGACTGAAAAAGGTGGACTGGTCATGAGCGAAGTCTGCACACCCCCGAAGATCAGGATCGACAAGCACGGCGAGGAGTGGGCCACCTTCGGCCCGCATCATACCCTGTCTGATATCTGTCGCTGGCTGATGCGAAATCCCGGTGAGGCGGAGACTGTCCGCGATACGCTCACCGAGATGCTGAACGGCACCTACGACCAGCCGTTGCAATGATTTCACGTCCGCGTGACTTCGTTGCAGAATAGGCGTAATCTCGCTGGGTGCACTTCCGCACCCTCTCTTGCAAGGAGACTACCATGAAGAAGTTCCTTCTCTCTGCTGCCGCGCTGGCCCTGTCGGCCGGTCTGGCGATGTCCGAAGTCGTGCTCGGCACGGGCGCTGTCTCGCAGTCCAACGCGGGCAACGAGTTCTCGACCCTCGGCGGCGCTGGCTCGCTCGGCTTCGGTGCGGCCGTCTCTGGCTCGCAGGTGAACAGCCGCAACTATTCGGCGGGCATCGGCATCGGCGGCACCATCGGCCTGCTGTCGGGTGCGACGACCTCGACCGTCTCGGTCGGTGAGACGACCGCGATCAACGGCTCGGCTTCGCAGGGCGGCGCTGGCGGGTTCTCCGGCTCGTCTTCGGCGGGCGGTGGCGTCTCGAACGCCTTCGCCTTCGGAGGTCTCGGGGTTTTTCAGCCCTGACCAGAGCCGATGCTGACCGCTTTCGCGGTTGGCTCTGGTGATGAGACCGGGCGCGCGGTGGGATGGTCACGCCGCGCGCCTACCAAACCCTCAAACCCCTCGGGAGAACCCTTATGGATCGAGACTACACCCACCGCCTTCTGCCCCGTAAAGCGCCTCCGACCGAGCGCGGTTACGGTGGTCCCATCGTCGTCATCCTTCTGTCGCTCGTGATGCTGCTGGTGCTCGCCGTCGCAGCCTTTGCGCAGTCCTCGGAAAGCACGGCGATCAGCGGCGCGAACTCCGAAGTGCAGGTCACGACCGGCGCGGCTGCCGGGTCCGCGATCAACAACTACGGCCAGAAGGCGGGCAAGGACGCGCGCACCTACCAAGAGGTCGCCACGGCCCCGTCTCTCGGGGGCCTCGCCCTCGGCGGGGGGCATCCCTGCGCCTATTCCCCCGCGACCGCGCAGGTCAGCCTGATCGGCGGCGGTGCCGGGATCGGCGGCATGAAGGTCGACAGCGCCTGTATGCTGATGGTCATGGGCGCGACGGGCGACAAGGCGGCTTACAAGGCCGCGCAACTGGTCATCGCTGGACGCGATCCTGCGGCCTGCGCGGCGATGCAGGAGGTAGGTCTGGTGACGGGCTGCAAGGAAGCGCGCGGCGGCGTCCTCGGTGGCGGCAAGAAGGACTTCTCTGCCAAGGCTACTGCTGCGTCCTCGAAGGGCACCAATACCGGCTGGGGCGCGAAGTGCGACCTGCAAGGCAAGAAGCTGGTGTTCCAGCCCACATCCAAGGCCGCGCGCAACGCGGAACTCTCCGCCTGCAAGGCGCGCTACGGTCTCTGAGACTGCCCGCACGGGTGCGAACTGCCTGCCCCGTGCTACTCGGCCCACCCCTCGGGGTGGGCTTTTTTCATTTCAACATGACACCCGAGGTCAGTTGCCGTCGCGCTTGCGGGCAGCCTTCACAGCGGCGGGCTTGTCGTTGTTCCGGCGGATCGCCTGCACCGACTGCTGCCCCGGCTTGCGCTGGGCGTTCGCGATGCGCCGCGCACTCTCGTCGGACTTACCCTCGGCGCGCAGGGCGCGGGCTTTCATATTCGCGGAAGCGGGTTTCTTGGCCATGGTGCTCTCCTGTCAGACCTTGGTGCTTTTTCTCTGCCGCGTGATGCGGCCGTCTTCTTCGATGATGGTGTCGACCTTCTGCTTCATCGTGTTCAACTGCGTGTCCGTGTAGACCGGCGTCCGCAGCTTGGCGGTCAGCTTCGCCGTGGGCTTGAGCACCTTGGTCTTGGCCTTGCCCGCCTCGGCAGCCAGCTTCCTGTTGTTACGCTGCTTCGGCGTCAGGGGCTTGGGGGTGTTCAGTTTCAGCGGTTTGACGACCATGACTACCACCGGGTCCGCACGGCGCGGGTGTCGATGTGGGTGAAGCTGTTGTAGCGGCCGAGGCCCCCCGGCCAGAGCGGATCGAGGTCGCGGAAGACCTGCGCCGGGGAGACGCCGCGCACCACGAAGTCTGCGGCGGTGCCGAGAAGGTGCTGCGAGTTCCGTGCACCGCCCACCGCCGCGTTGTGGCTGGCCGACCGGAAGCCCGAGTTGATCGTGACCGGCACACCATAGTGGTCGCGGATGCGTTGCAGCACTTCGATCAGGCGCGGGTCCATGCCGCCGGGCGGGAGTTGGCCGGTGCCCCGGCAGCGGAACTCGTTCTCATGGAAGTTGCGCGACAACTGCCCCGGTGCCAGTGCAGGAGGAGGTGGGGGCGGAGATGCCTCCGGCTCATCCCCCTCGCTGATCGGCACGGTGTAGTCCTTGGCCGGGTCAAACCCTTCGGTTTCAGCCCACGCGGCGAGGTTCGTCAGGAGGTCTTGGCTCATGGCTCGTCATCCTTCTTCGCTGTCGCGGCATAGCCGCCAGATACCGCCGCCCCGCCTATCAAGGAGAGTATCACAGAGAGATACTTGTCAACAGCCTCGCTGAACGTGGCCTCGAAGTTCGCGCAACTCGGATCTGACCGTGGCTGGGAGAAGCTGGGGTCCGCAGCCTTTAAGTCGAGAAGCAACTGCGCGTAATCGACACAGACGGTCAGAGACACCCACAGGGTCAGCAGGTGGACGCACATCAAGGTGCTAAGGAGGAGCAGCAGGGCCATGACGAACCATGCTGCGTTCTCTCGACCCATCAGATGCGCCACCGAACTGTTGCGGCACCGCCCGTCATTGCAGCGGTGCAGGACAGCCGCAGACGCGCAGAAAGATCGCCATTCATCCCAAACACCCCACCATAGGTGATGAGGAAAGCAGTCGAGCGACGCAGGCTTCCCGACACACCCCACGCTTGTCCGGGGCCTTCACGGACCAGACGCAGCATCCCCGCGAGGCCAAGGACTGCATTGTGGAAGTCCAAGATGTAGTAAACGTTATTGTCGTCGCCGACGACTGTCGGGAGCGTGGCATTAGGTGCACCCATTCGGGTGGAGAACGCGCGGGCGTTCGGCGCACCTTCGAAGTCCAGTCGAACCGCAGTATTGGCAGGCGCACCGAGGCCGTTGATGATGAGGTCGATTTCCGTCGCTTCGTCGGGGATTTGGTTGAACGGTGCAAACCCCTGTCCAGTCAGGATCAGTTGCTGACGTCCGCTCAGTGCCCGCACGTTCGCAGGCGTCAACAGCGTCTCATTGCTCAAGCCTGCGCGCACCTGTGCCTCGGTGGCGACCGCAGTGAGAAGCTGCGACAGGTCCGCCATGCCGGTGATGTCTACTGCATCAAACGCCTTGATGCAGGGCAGGAGGGCGACGTTGCGGGGGCGGGTCTCGCCTGTCTCGTCGCGCATGAAATCAGTGAAGCCAATCCTAACTGTGGTGTTTAACTCAGAAACTGCGGCTACCCTTGTTCTGTTCGCGCCGGAAACGGTGGAGCTTCCATAGATCGGCTGCGATTGCCCGTCCTGCCATCCGTAGTAAGATGTCGCATCAAAACCCATGGGCATGTTGTGCTTATGATCTTGCGTGTCTTGGGTCTGCGCCGAGCCGAACACGCGGCCTGCATCCACACCTCGTCCGCCGTCGAAGCCGCGCAGGAACTCACCCCGGAGTTCGGGGACGCGGGGGTTAGCACCTTGCACACCGAACGGGCTGCCTGCCGCGAGCAGGTAGTCCCGAAGCTGCGGGTAGAGGGTCGTGACAGGCTGGTTGTTGCACAGGAGCCAGCCGTCGGGGACAGTGTTGCCCGCGAAATAGGCCACCGTCCCGGTGGGCACACCGAGGTTCGGGCTGGCTCCGAGCGCGACCCACACCGTGCCGGTCCACTGAAAGGCCGCGCCCTCATTGCGATAGATGTCGCCGACTGCGGGGTTGCTTGGGAAGTTCAGTGCCATGTCAAATTCTCCACCGCGCGTGCACTTGTCCAATCGTCATCGCTACTGACGGCGTGAACTTGATCGTGTTGATGTTTTTCACCGCAGCGGGCAGTGACCCCACCACGCTGACATGGTTTGGACCTGACCGCCACTTACCGTCAACGATCCACTGCACCGGCCCGCGCAGCAGCTTCACATGTCCGACAAGGCTCTGAGAGTTTGCAAAAGCCTCGCAGCGCAAAGCTGTAGTGATGAGATCACCTGCCGCGACGGCAACGCCGTTTGCCAGCGCGGTGCGGAACGTGACATACGCTGCCACGATACCGTTCATCGTGATGTCGATGTTGTATGCAGCAGCAGCGCCGGACCCGATGTAGTCCAGAAGCATCTCGATCTCGGTGGCCTCGTCCGGTATGCCAACCAGCGTGTGTCCTGCAAGCGGTATGCCGACAGGTGACGAGATGAGACCGCTCAGCGCGCGGACCGTCGCAGGTGACATGACCGCATCCGGTCGCACACCTGCACGGGCTTCGGCTGGGGTGGCGAAGTCTGCGCTACCTGCACCGCCTGCACCGCCGACCGTCTTCGGCATCTTGTCTTCGTCGCGGGCTTCACCGATGGCAATGCCATAGAACCCCATCGCAGCTTGTGCGCCTGTCTCAATCGTCGTCACAACATCGACGACAGTAGGCGACAGAAAGAAGATGTGAGCGGTTCTCTGCGAGCCAACGCTACTTATCGGAGAGACGGTAACACACGGTAGGTTCTTGAACGGTCGCGCAAAGGTCACACGTTGTGCTACACCTGCGGGTGTGGTGTCGGTAAACCAGCAGATCAACTGATCGCCGACTACCTGCCAGCCAGATACTCCCGCCACTCCTTGCACGATGTCGATGGCCTGTGACTGCCCGCCAGAGCCACCACCCGACACCTGCACCCACTGCGCGCTGTCGGCGTCCTGATACCAGATGTAGAGGCCGACAGGCTCGACGGTCTTGAACCACAACTGCCCGACCTTGGGGTCGGCCGGAGGCGTGTCGCTGATGATCGTGCCGGGCGGAATGACCGGAGCCGGGATCGCCGCGATCTGATCGTCCACATACTTCTTCGTCGCCGCTTGCAAGGGCTGCGTAGGCGCAGCCGCGAGCACGAGCGGCCCCGTCATGGTGCCTCCCGCCAGAGCCAGCTTGGTGGCCAGCGCGTTGCTGGTGGCGAGGCTGAGAGCGTTGATGTCGTTGCCGAGGGTCACGTCGGCAGCCCGGAACTCGTTGCGGATCGCGGTGTCCGCAGCCGCGAAGTCGACCCTGACTGCATTGTCGGCAGCCGCGAACGCAGCCCGGATCGCCGTGTCGATGGCATCAGCGTAGGCTTTGGTGGCGGGGTTGAGGGCTTGGGTGGGGGCACCCGCGAGGATCAGCGCCCCCGTCATCGTCCCCCCAGCCAGCGGCAGATAGGCCGCGAGTGCAGGAGGTTTGACGAACGGAAGGTCGACCGGCGCACCAGCGTCGTCGAACCAGCCGATCACCTGATCGGCCATGTTGACCCAGAACTGCCCCGGCAAGCCGGAACCGGCTGCCGGGCGCGCGAGGGCAGTGCTGGACCGTAGGTTCTGGTATCTGGTGCGCATCACGCCCTCATGTCAACATGACCCCAAGGATCACTCTTGTGCTGCTTCCCACGGCCGAGCGCCAGCGAAGTAATCGACCAGCCACGCCCGCTTGCCCGCGAGCGTCATGCGATCCCAGCCCGAGCCGCCGCAGTCAACGGTATTGGCCTCGGCCCACACGTCGATCTCGGCATGGGTCATCGCGTCCCACGGGAAGGAGGCCGTCGGTTCGGGTCCGGGGGCCGGAGCGGGCGCGGGTGGGGTCGTGGTCGTGACCGGAGGGATCGTGACCGGAGGGATCGTGACCGGGGGGGTCACAGTCGTAGTGGCCACAGGAACGGCGTCTGGCGGACGCCCGGTCTCGGTATCCCCGGCACTGTCGATGCCGTTGCGTTCTTGCAGGCGAAGTTGCGATCTCATGTTCAGCCTCCTCAGAAGGTTCCAGCGTCGAGGTAACGACCCCATGCTGCGCCGTCAAAATACCACAGGTCTGCGGTGTCAGCTTGCAGGACAAGACTGCCCTTCGCAATGTCGATGTTGGGCCGCAGCGCCTGCCGGTCGGCAAGGGTCGCGGCCGAACGGGTGTAGCCGCGCCCGTCGACCCAGCGTGGTCGGCCGAAGCCGGGGGTCCACTGGTAGATCGCGTTCTGCTGGTCGAGTGGCGGAGTGGGCGGAGCCACGCCACCGCCAGCGCCAGAGCCTGCGGGCTGATACCAGAGTGCCCACACCTCATCGGCGGGCTTCGGTGCGACCGTGAAGGTCAGTTGCGAGCCAAAGACGCTGTAGTCGGCACCGGGGCGCAACCGGGTATCGTTCACGAACAGCGCCAGTTCCTGATTGCTGGCCAGAACCGCGACGGTGACGTTCAGGTTCTCGTCGACGTAATAGAGGGTGAAGACCTTACGCGTCCCGTCGATCATGCCGGGGGTCTGCAAGGGATCGGACCAGTCGATGTTGAGATCGAGGATCGGCACGATGTTGACCGTGCCGGGGGCCAGAAGCGCGTTCGGCGTCAGGACGTCAATCTGCACCATCGCGTCGGCCGTGAGCGGCGGATTGAAGATGATGCGGTTGCCGGGGTGGTCAACAGTGAACTCTCCGACCGTGCCTGTGCCATCGTCCTGCACGAGGCGGAGACCGTTCACATGCACATCGACCCCGTTGAACGGCTCACCGTTCCGCAGGACGAAAGTCTGGTTCAAGAGGTCGGGGGTCGACAGGAGGATGTCCTGCTGCCCGGCCGTGGCCCGGTAGACCAGCGTGGCGACCGAAGCGGGAGCAGGAGCCTGCGCCGCGCTGATCCAGCCAGAGCCGTCCCACACACGCATGACGCGGGCGTTCAGGTCGAAGTAGAGGGCACCCACAGGGATCGGGTCGCCGTTCGGCAGCGCGGTCGGAGGGTAGGGCAGCGCGCCGAGGTAGAAGTTGAAGTTCTTGCCGACAACCTGCTGGCCGACGACCCCGAGGTTCTGCCCCTCGACGAGGCGCGGATCGGCAGGCCATCCGACGCCGTTCAGGCGCAGCGCGGGGGACTGGATATCCAGTTTGTCCGGGTCGTCGATCAACCCATCAGAGATTTCGGTGTTGATGACGCGAACGCCAGCCACAGCCTTTATGGGGACGTTGAACTCGACGGTATCTTCGAAGGTTTGCGGCGCGGAGAAGACGTTCTCCTCGTCGTCCTTCACGAAGCCCGTCAGCGTGGCTGCCGTAATGCGGGACGACACGATGGTGCCCGCAGCGAGCCACGGGCGACGGGTGGTCTGCTCCTCGCCCCGCAGGACGGTCACGGTGTCGCCCGCGATCCCGGTGACGCGCATGATCTCGAAGTCGCCGTTGGCGTCCGAGAAGGTCAGCAGGAAGTATTCTCCGGCATTGACCAGCG